TTGACTTCTTCAAGCTGTTCCTCAGCCTTCTCCCAGTGCGGAAGCCTAAATCCATAGCGGAATGGGTCTTTATCAGCATTCTCGATAGCCTCATGGTATATCCGATGTATCTCCATCAATTCCGATGGGTCCATCAATGCCACCTCGTCGTCGTCTGGAGGCTGAAGAATTTGATGTTTGCGCCACTGCATTACTTAGTTTTGTATGCGTCTGTCTCCATGAGGATGTCAACAATCCTGTAAACGCTTCCGCATTCCTCGCATCCAAATGTATCCTCTTCCGCTGGAAACGATCCTCTATTCCCGTCAACAAAGTGAAGCTCTCGACGCTTCTTGCAATGTTTGCATACGCCAATGAAGGGTTTGACGAACTTCTCTAACACCACATTCCAAATCTTAGCGTTAAACTTCTCTGCTAGATACGAAGCGTAAACGCTGGTGTGGCACTTGTGCTGAACGCCGTCATGCTCGACCATGTAGTGGCGAACGAGGTTGCCTCCATCCTTAGCGTAATCAGCGTATCTTGATTCTGGTTCTGGTATCATTCTACGATTTCGGCTTCTACCGCCTGTGCTTTGACTTTATTGGCAATCCTAGACTTAGCTTCCGCAATCATCTTGGCGGCATCATCAATAGACGGCCCCTTGCGATGCTCGACAATGGTACTCGCCATGCCCGAGAGCTGTCCAGCCTTATCGGTCATAATTCCAATAGTCAACGCCAATCGGTCTGGAGAGATTGCCTTGAGCTGGTCTGGATCACGGCTTAACTGCTCAGCTTTCTCAAACAACAGGTCGGTGTACTCAGCCGCAGCAATGGCGTAGCGTTTGGAGAACTCCTTGCGCTTTGACTCCAGCGTATCGTTATGCCTCCACTCCAGCGCACGAACAGTCTCATGCGTCACCCTGCACTTCTTGGCGATAGCATTGATACGCCCACCCTGCGCCAGCATCCAGAGGATCTGTGCCGCCACATTCGGGTTGTAGTTCTCGATAGTATTCCGAGGGAATTGCTTAGCCCTTTCCTTGACCTCAAAGAAGAACTCTTTCATCGCCTCTTTACTATCAATCGCTGATAGGTCTTCGTCGCTCATTTGGTCTTCTTGCCGTTTTTAACCTTAACGGCCCCAGAGTGCAACTCTTTTTTGAGCTTATTCTGTTGCGTTGAGGAAAGCGGCGAAACCTTACTGAGCAGGTAGCGTACTTGTTTCTTGGATGGATTCTCTGGCATTTTGTTTTTTAGGAATTTTTAGACCTCTTTCAGTTTGAATTACATTATCAAAATCAAAAATTCTCTCAAACCCTTTTGTTTTCTTTAATGATTCGACACCTTTTAAATTCGGAGCGATAATTGACTTTATTGAGCTTGGAAGCGTTTTTGTTAAATTGTATTCAAATGCTCCACTATTGACTACATCCATCATAGTGTTGGCTACGCTTTTGCTCTTGAATCCATTTACAAACTGGGGATCAAATTCAATAATATAACTTTTCCCGCCCTGCCCGAGAGCAAGGTCAATTGAGTTACTTACAAATAAATTAGATCTTCTTGGGCCTTGCCTAACAAGTGATACAATTGATCTGACTGATGGGAGGTTCGTCTCATGAAAAACAGAATTTGAATCCACTATTTCACCCAAGTTCCATTGGTCGACCACATCAATTTCTCCTGCTATTCCTGCCGACCTTTTAGTTGACCTATTGAACCTTGGGTCTGATTGGTTTATCATTTGCTCTTCCACAAGGAATCGCTCACCGAAACTAGGAGCTTTTTTTTCAGGAACCAACTCGCCATTACGATTGAACCTTGGCGACTGAGGCATCAAGTTGTCACGAAGGCTGTAGTAGGATGTAGGGCCAAATGGGATAACAACATCTCCAGTTGTTTTAATTGCGCTCTGGAGTCGGTCAAACGCGAATGTGCGATAGATTCCGCTAACAAGGTCTGGCGACACATCCTTCATCATTGGGTTAATACCAAGCTGTCGGGTTGTTTGCTGGCCAAGAACAGAGTTAATGAAGTTCTTCCGTCTCTGCCAGTTTTTAGGATCTACGCTCTCGTAATAAGCGTCAGTCGATTGACCTTTGTTTTGGATTTCAACTGACTTCTCAATATCCTCGTAGATCTTTTTGCGGGTAAGATTTAGTTCCTTTGCAATCTTGTTCTTGACCGCCCTATCGACATTCTTGTCAAGCTGGCGCAAGTCCATTGATTCAAGATACAAACGCCCTTTCTTGAGTACCCACTTTGTGGGGACAACATAGTTCTCAGTAAGTCCGCCAAACTGTTCTGAGCGACCTTGTTCAATTGGTTTGTTAACAAGAAGAGTGCCATGTTTTGTCGGGGCTTCAATTTCAGATTGAAGGAGCAAAGCCTTACCAAATTCACCATTATCAATAACGCCAGCTTCTTCTAGTGCTTTTAAGTGGCCATCAGTAAGGATTCCTTCTCCGTTGCCGTTTTTGTCTGGAATAAGGACACCGTTTGGCAGCTTCTCGCCACGCTCTACAATTTGCTTATTAACTTGATCTAAAACGCTTGTCGCTTGATAGTGCTTAGGGTTATCGGATTTAACATCGACAACCTTCTGGACTCTCGCTGCTTTTGGCTTGCCAGCGGTTTCTCGGTACATTTGGCGTACCATCGCTTTTACTTCTGGCAGCTCTCTAAACCCGTCAGCAAGCAGTCCTGTACCCATCACCATGCGTCCACCAGCGTCAGTCGCCCCACCCATCTTGAAGTGCAGGTTTTTGACAATAGGAGTAGCGTTAAACAGTGTTCTAAAGCTGCCTTCAACGGCACGACGAAGTGGGGTTTTGCGAGACTCTTTGTAAAGGTTTCCTTTAAGAGTGTCTTCCAGTAGCGTCTGTACACCTTGATCGGTATAATACTCAACAGCAAGATCATTTAAATCTAATGGGTCATTAGGTCGAAGATTATTATATTCGTCTGCCCACGCCTTAAACTCTGGATCTAGCGTTCCGTCTGGATTGCGGACAAGCCCTGGCTGTGTGTCATCTCCCAACATCCGAGCTACGATTGCGCTATCCTTTTGCCACACATGCTGAATCATATGTCCAGCTTCGTGCATGGCTACTTCCTTTAAGAAGCCAACCTTGTCGTTAATGTTTACAACAGCCCTTCGGGTTTTCGGGCTGAAAAAATTATCCCCAGTGGTATTGATTTCCCATTTAAACATTTTAGGGTATGCCGCATCAATGTTGGAAAGCGCATACCTAAAATCACGATCCTTTAGCCCATCAAACATGGCTATTTGGTCAGCATCCAACTTGTTGCGGTAATTGGTCATCTGGTCAATGTTGACCTGCTCCATATCCTTCTTGCCACCAATAACTCGGCCCAAAGAACCAAATACCAGAGCATCACGGGCGGCATATTTAAGCGTGTTCTCGTCAATCCCTTGTGAGTTAATTGCATTATATGACAGCGTTGCAGGTGCAGCTTGAGCAACACCCTTGGCCATGCTCGCAAAACCTCGAACAAGCGGCGTAGAGTAGTCACCAAGTGTGGCTACGGCCCTACCGATACCGCCAACACTTTCGTTTGCGGCCAAACGGCGAAAGAACGGCGTTGAGCTACTTCTTTCTAAAAGCTCTTCGCTAACCGCATTGCCGAATTTGGACATTCTGCGTAGTGTTGGGACTGCAGCTATAAGCCCAACCCTAGCGCCCATGTATACACCAATAGCTTGGTGGAACGGAATAGCAAGTCCAGTAGCAATTAGGGACGGTATCCTGTACCTAAGAACGCTTCTTTCGACTTTCTTTAGAAATCCATTAACGCGAGCAACACCATTTCCAAGTTTTTCCGCACCATTTGACATTCCTTTAGTTACGCCAGATGCCACAGCCCGAACAGCATCACCCGCAGTTTTAGCTGTGTCTAAACCAATTTCAAGTTGGTTAGCGGTTTTGCTTACATTCTGGATGCCGTCATCAATAATGCCAAGGCGGGTTTGAACTGCTTGCGACTGAGTCGTTAGGTCATCCAGCCTCCTAGTTAGTTCTGTTGCTTTTTCCGTAGCACCAATGCGTAGTGCATCGTCAAGCTGACCGGATACAGCCGCAGTTTCATCAGATAGTCTTGCAACATCAGCTAAAACGCTAGATCTGGCAGCATTTAGTTCACGACCATAATTAACGATCTCAATCCCCCTTTTTGCTTGATTTGCTTTACGGACGGTTCTAATAATATTAACGCCAGCTCCAAGTCCAGCCGTAGCTAGACCTACAGCAAGGCCTGGAACATCTGCTGGAAGACTCGCGGCAGCGCGGACATTGTTAATGTCTTCCTCGTATTTTTTAAGACCTTGCTCTTCTCCAAGTTCAGCTACATATTGAGATTTTGCTGATTCCTGAGCCTGAAGCACCTGCTCTCCAGCACCAATTATACTTGCGGTTTCAACCGCATCCATATCTTTTTGTGACCTTTCAATGAGGGCAAGTTTGTAGTCCCTTTTCTTATTCAACTCGTCAGCTCGTTCTTGCGGGATACTTCCCATAGACACAGCCGCATCGAGTCTTTGCCTGTCAATAAACCTAGTTAATTTTGCCCCGCTGGTTACTGCGGTTTCTAATATAGAATCAACTATCTCCGCGCTTTTGGCGGTCTGTTTGTCGTACGCCTCCCTAAGCGTTGCTGATTCTGAAATCTCCCCAATTGGATTAGCAATATCCCCAATGCCTTTACCAATAGCTACAACTCCTTCACCAAATTCCTTAAATGCCTCCGTCCATGTTCGCTCTGGCTCCGCATCAATTCCACTTTTTTTTCGGATTGCGTACAACTCAGCTTTTTTAGGATCAATGGCATCATCGCTCATTCCACCATCCAGATAAGCGGAAGGGTCGGTAAGATCATTCAGACTTGCGGTAAACGCCTCGCCTTTAGTGGTCAATACGCCATTTTCCACAAGTCCACGATCTTCCAGAAGAAGGTAATCCTCACCAAGTTGTGTGGCGTTTCCTTCTTGATCCAAGATTCCACGGGCCTTCATGCCCTCTTCCGTGGTGAACTCTGGAATTTGGTATTCTTGCGGAGTGTGAAGCTCTGCAAACGCAGGGCTAGTAAAACGAATGTCGTTAGGGTCTGGCTGAGTTACAACATCACTAACCGACTCGTAAGATTGCTTCTGAGCTTCTAGGTTTGCCTTCTCTTGGTTAAGGTACTCAAAAATAGCATCCCTTTCGAGCTTGCTGATTTCTGGATCTGCCTTCTCTTCTTCTGGAGTTGCCATTTAATTATTTATTGAAGTCGTCCTCTAAGTTTTTGCGTAGCCGTCTGCGGTTTATCTGGCTTAATATCCGGTTCGCTGGTCGCAGGAATTCCCGATATATTGTATTTCTTATCTAGGTTTCGTTCTGCTCGGGAGAGTACTTCATCTTTTTCCGTAAGGTAATCCTTCCAAATTTTAGCGTTATCAGTTTCAACTGGAACGGTCATTTTGGATATGAACTTTCTGTCTTGTTCGGTTACTGGGGCAAGAGCGCGAACGCTTTTTAGAACATCGCTAGTGGTGACCATAAGGGCATCTTTAATTAACGATTGATTTTCCTGCGCCCACTCGGCACCAAATTCTGATGCTGCGGCTCGACCAAATCTAGCAACAGGTTCAGTTGGGCCTACAACATCACTCAAATCGGAAGCTAACAACTTTTTAATTTTCTCTCTTTCTGACTGAATGGAGTAGTAAGTATCTTCAGCTTCCGCATTTTTTAGAACCTTTTCTTCTTTCTTTTCTTCAAGCTCCATTATATCAAGCTGCTCGGATGTTGACATGGGCTGCTTAAACAATGACGCTGAAATTTTTTCCGCTCCTTCCGTGTCTCCAGACCTAATTAGATTTTCAGCAATAGAAACCAAGTTGGGATCTACTGGTTCCTTGGATTTTTGTACATTTGATTTCAGCACGGCAAGCCCAGCCTCAATGCGAGCAGCACTTACCTTTTCCCTTTGACTTTGCGTTTCTTCGCCGGAACGCTCCCGCTTTGTATTTTCGCCATAAAATCCAGCTAAGTTCTCAAGGTCTTTACCAAGAGTGTCAAAGCTATTGTTTTGAAGTTTCCTAGATATATCTTGTTCAAAAACAACCGCAACATCGCCGAATCCTTGTGCTTTTAAAATGGCTATTTTTTGCTGTGCGCTATTGATTTTAGCTTTAGCTTCCGGCCCAGCTTTTGGATAAGATTTTATAAATATTTCAGAAAGGTTCATAATTACTTGTTAGGATTAAAACCAACAGAAGAAACCGCACCCCCATCCCCGCCGCCACCTTGAGATGCGGCAAACTTCTGCTGGCGAAGGTTCATCATCTGCTGGTTCATAAGTCCGCTCATGCTGTTCTTGATAAGATCGCCAACAATGGATGCGTCTGCGTATCTATCGCTTAACGAGACATCCTCGTCTTTAAGCCTGTTGCCGACATCTCCAAGGATCGGGGCGAGTTCTGGCATGAGTTTAAGAGCAGCCTCAATTTGAGTTGATGCGGCTTTAACCTGCTTCTTCTTCTCCCCCTGCTGCTTGAAGTAGTCCTTAACCTGCCCAGTTAGATCGGCAATCCCCTGTGATCCCGCCATCGCGAGATTCTGCGCGGATTGGATCATTGCGCTAGAATCCCCGTATTGGTAGGGGAGCGTTGGTACTTGTCCTGCGATAATTGCCATGATGTTAAACTGTGTATGCTTTCAACGGTTGGCCTAGTGCGCCCAATTCAATGTTGCTAAAAGCTGTGGATGCGTTGCCCATGTTTCCGCTTCCAAGGAAACTACCAAAGTTGCCAAGGCTAGTACCCATTCCACCACTTAGCCCAGCACCCATAAGCGTGCCACCAATGTCGCTAAACATTTTTGCTTTGGCAGCGGCATTCTGATTGTTAATAGTAGTCACATCCTTGTTGTATTGGTTTTGCGCTCCAGCTTGCTGGTTGGCGAAGTTAAGTGGCATAGCAAGCATGTTGAGTCCGGGGGTGGTATAGAAGTCTCCAGCAAGTCCAGATGCTCCAATGTTGGCTCTCATCTCTTGATCTAAAAGAGCGGCCCTTTGTTGTTCACCAGTTAGGAATTGGTTGAATCCAAGTTGCCTTTCCTGCGCCTGTTGCGCCCCAATGCCGAGGTTCTGGTTGAACAGCCCCTGTTGGGTTTCGAATCGTTGCCGCAATGCGCCAAGTCCTTGCTCATAAGCCATTCCACCTGCGCTTGTTGCTTCGGCACGCCTAGCCGCCTTTGCGGCTTCTCGGTTTTGGATCTCTGCGGCAATTGCTGCGTTCCCGCCAATGCGTCCAGAGGCTGCTGCGGCTTCCCTAGCTTGTTGTTGAGCGAATCGCTGCTCCTCTCCCGACAATGCCCCACGACGATTGAAGGCTTCCTGCGCCATCGTCTGCGCCATCGATGTGTCGTACAACTGGTTGGCTTGTTCCTGCGAGATGGTGGGTTGGTAGTTGCCCACCACGGAGCCATACTTAGACATGGCACCTGCTAAATTTAAGTCAAACCCTTGGCGAAGTTTTTGTGCCTCCCCTACTTGCAGTCCAGCCCTCTCCACCGCAGCCGCTTGCTCTGGAGAAAGCGTACGCATTGTCTCCCTGCTCAACCCAGCAAGGCCGGGTACTTGGTTGGTGTAGTAATCGGAGATGCCAGTAGAACTCTTTTGAACTTGGCTGGGCGCATACCCAATGATCTTCTTCTTATTCTTACCTTTGCCGTAAATAGGAGTTTGGGCAAATATGTCTACTGGCTTTGGTGGGGCTTTAGCTTTAGATTTCTTTTTTCCGAGAAGGGACGAGGCAACCCCAGCCCCAGCTAAAGCAAGTTGAACCCAGCAATAATTAGCATCACCACTACCAGTGTTGAAGTAATTCACTAGCAAACCAAAAGCCACCAGATAAGCAACTGGGAGATTATTCAATATCATTTTCTTCATAAAGTGCTATCGTTGATTCTAGTGGGGTCATGCGGAACGGGCTAGGAAGCCAGACATGAAGGTTCTGCGAGATCCGCCCGCTGCATATATAACGGCGTTTGTCGCTGTTCCGCCAGTTAAAGCTCCAACCAAATCAATATAATCCGTAGATCCATTCATTTCTATTAATGCGGAACCAGACCCCAAAAATGATGTTAATCCGTCTTCAAGTTGAAGTGAAACATCATAATATGTGTTTCCATTTTTTCTTATTGAAACAGCGATAGTGCCAAGGATTACTCCACTAGCATTAACGTCTATTTGCATTGAAGCATTAATTTGATAATATCCCGCAACATTTGGGGTAAATCTATATGTCGATGTGTTAAAACATGACCCAAGATTAATTTCGGTGCTATTAAGTTGAGTTACTACCAAATTTGAGTTGTTCGGGATAGATAGATTTGCTGTTGCTTTGGCAAAAAACGCAGGGCCAGTACTAGCCACATTCGTACCTAGCTTCGCTTGGATGACTGCGCCAGAAGCAAGTTCATTAGAGGTAATGCCAAGAGCATTTACGGCAAGTTTACCCGGAGACACAACCTGCAAGGTGGTTCCTTGGATTGCATCGCTGGTAAATGTCGTTTCATCAATGATGTTATTCATTTTAGCACTGGTAATTGTGTCAGTGCTTGTAAATGTGTAGGTTGTATTTACAACTCCCATGTTATTTTTGTGATAGAATTTGTCTGTTAGTGATGGAACCCGCCACTTGAATAGAGTGGATCTTAGGTGAACCGATAGTCCTTGTCAATGTGATAGTCCCAGTATAGCCACGCTGACCACCAAGTCTGCATCGGATGCTTGCGGTTTCGGCCTCGCCGGGGCTACTAGGTGATAGGATCTGCCCACCAAGGAATGTGGTGGTAGTTCCAATGCTTTCTGCTGAGTCTGGGTCTTCAGTAGCAAACGCGATGTCATACTCGCCAGTTTCCCCAGACAAATTCTGCATTTGCACTTGGGCATCAGTAAACCTCTTGCGCTCAAGGGTTTTGAAGTCGTACCCACGGCTAGTCACATACGAATTAATCGTGGGAGTAACCACATCTGTGCTTTCATTCGTGACGCTCAAGCGGTCTACGGACGAGTCGGAAGCGTCAATCTGATGCAAGCCGCCATTTGCGCTAACGGCATACAGGTTATTACGCACCCCAGCACTAGCCGTGATGAAGTTCTTGATCAAAAACCTAGAATCTCCATAGGTATCCAGAGATTCCCACCCCTTGTTCAAGAAGTTGTAGATCAGAACCGCGTTATTTCCACGGGCATCGTTGCCTCCAGCCACAGAATCCAGCGGGACTGCGATGTAATAGCGGTTGTTGAAGTAAACTGCTACCGAATCACCCGCAAGATTCTTGTTAATGCGGTCAATGTACGGCTGGATGTTCTTGGAAAGTGGTTCCTCCGTGCCGCGAAGGTTGTAATCGTTAAGGAAGGTTAGCCCGTAAATGCCCTCGTCGGCCAAGAATAGCATGTTGTTAGCCTGCATGACCACCGTCTTGCGAGCCAAGCACCCAACCTCACCAGTAAGCTCCTTGACCACGGTGTCAGACAGGCTTCCTTGGGTCTGCGCCACAAGGTGGATGCTATTGCGGTTCAAGACCACCAAGGAATCGTCGTAGAACCCGTGCATCGCTACCACATAGTCGGCAGTACCACCAGTAATACGAAACTGATTCTCGATCTGGTCAAAGGTCGTAGTGTCCAGCAGGTCAGAAACCGCAATCTCGTCGGAAATCTTCCTGCTAGTGTAGACTGGTGCGCTAAAAGTGCCAGATTGGGAGTAGTAGAACGGAACGAACAACCTGCGCTGGAAGTAGGTGGCCCAAGGCGCACCCGGCTGGTGCATGAATCCACCGCCTTCTGTGAACCTGCCGCCAAACTCTACCTGCCCAGTGCTTCCGCTAGCCGATATGTTGGCGACTGGCGCAAGGAACTGAATGTTAGTTGTACTCGCTGATGTTACTTGGAACTGTTTGCCAACAATCGAGGTGAACTCTGGAATGGTTGTCTCGTAAATCACAACTACATCACCAGCGAAAATCGTTAAGTTGCCAGTAATCGTCAAGGAAACCAAACCGCTTGATACTGTAACATTGGTTCCACTAGCATTAAATGTCTGTGGCTGGGTGTAAGCACCTCCGGGGGACAAGGTAAACCCATCAGTCATAATGGCGGCAGTTACCCCAAATGTTTGGGTCTGACTTGTAGTAAAGGTGTATTGGAACTGGTCTTGAGTTAGCCCAGAAGACAAGACGGTGAATGTTCCATTCGCTGGAGTACCACCAGTTAGTCCTGCAATTACCACGGATGCATTAGCAGTAAGCCCATGCTCACGAACGCGAACCGTAACAGTAGTTGTGCCACCTTGTGACGCAGAAAGAATAGCCCTACCATTAGGATACCATTCCAACGCTTGCATCCCGTCACGGAAAAGCATGACCTTATCGAAGCATTGGATCATGTCACACGCGCTACTGATCGTAGCACCCACAGGGTATGGGATAGTTGTTGCCGTGTAAGGTGTCGTGGATAGGTCGATCTTTTTTGCCAGAGTTTCTAGCGCAACGATGATGTATTCCTTGTTTGACTCGTTAGGGTCGGAGAATAAGCAGGATGCTAACACATCGCTGGCGGCAGCATCGTTGATATTGATCTGGGTAATCCTTGGAGTTGTCCCTAGTGCCACAGCAGTCACCCCAGTAACAGGGAAGGTCAATGTGTTTATTGTAGCCGCAGTCACGGCCTTAACACCATTGTTATTCGTGCCAGTAAATGTAAGCCCACTAATCGTAAGATTGCCCGGCTCGCCAATAGCCAATCCATGCCCAGCCACGGTAATCGTCACCACATTCGCGGTATACGACACAGCAGTAATAGCCAAGTAGAATGGGCTAGGAAGGATGTGGAACGGAAGGTTCAACGGAACACCTCCAGTAGTCAGCACGGGGCTAACAGATACCACGCTCTTGCGCGGCCTCCAGAAGCCCTCCATGCGCCCATTAAGGCTTTCCCTTACCTCACCTGCCTCCAACTGGTTAAGCTGCAATCTCTGGTTTACACCAAAGAATCCACGATCACCATCGGCGGTAATCGAGTCATCTAGCCCACCAGTAGACCGAAACTGGGACATTACGCACGATACGCAATAACCGCTCCAGATGTAAGCGTAAAGCTCGTAATATTACCCCCAATGCCAACCCCAGCAGGGATAGTAATGGTGATTAGCTTCGTGCTAGCATTCGTAAGGTTAGGCGCAACAAACGCACTAAACACAGTGTCGTTCACAGTCTGAACCCAACGGAATGGGCCAGTAGCCGCATCTGTACCAGAGTACACCTGTCCGCCGCCTTGACCTTGAAGATCGTATGAATCGCCTCTTGGCATAATGTAAATAAGTTATCAAGCACAAGTCCATCTCGCGCTCACACAACCAATTACCACAACCCCACACATAATGTCAACCATAAACACAAATGTTACCTATCTGGCACATTTAAGCACAATACACCAGACCTATCCCCAAATAACCCCGAACGGGAACCAACCCATTAACGCCGAATCACACCAACAATCTCCAATAGTAGGTCTAGAAACTAACGGCTAGATTGGATGCCATAAAATCAAACGGGTCCAAATCACGCTTTCGAGAATTACATGGATGGCAGCAAAACACGAAATTTGACACACAATGCGCCCCACCCTTGGCTAATGGTTCAAAGTGATCCAGTGTTAACTCGGCTTTTTTGCCGCAGTAGTAGCAGCGATCCCCAGCTTGTTTCCTAGCATCCTCCACCATTTTAGGTGTAGCCCTTACCTCGCAACTGTTGATCCTAGCCCTACGAACATGCTTGTAATTCTTCTTTCTTAGCTTTTCCTTCTCCTTCCGCTGCTCTTCCGTTAACACAACCCTTTTGGGGCGCAAGGATTTAGCCAATGCTTTTTCAGCAGATAGTTTGGCTCTTGCTTCTTTTCTGGCCGCAATTTCTTCAGCTTTAGCTTTCTTCTTAGCCTCTGATTCAGCCTTTCTTTTCGCTATACCAATAGCCCTTTCTGCCTTTTTCTTTTCTTGGTGTTTCTTCGATGCTTCTTTTGTCCTGCGCTTGTATTCCGGATTGCTTTTTTTTCTTTGGTACGCTTTTTGATTCAATCTCTTGTAGTAATCGGGGTCTTCAGCTAGCCTTAAATCTCTACTTCTCTTAGATGCTTGCCTGTCTCTGTCCTTACGCTCCTCCTCGCTTAATGTGGAGAGATACGCCATATGCGCATGCCATTTAATGCTACTTTCTTGTTTTGCCTTTTGTCGTTCTAATCTAGCGTCCCTGCGATCAAAGAAGTCCTCACCATACTTCTTGAAAAACTTATCCAATGCCGTCCAGCTTTCGTATGTTTTGCCATTAAGTCGCCTGCTGTATCCAACAAAAACATAGCCATCCTCCCTTTTGTCGCCCATTTTACGCATGTAGATATAATACGCTAAAACGCTAATCAGTCAAGGCCCCCTTTGGAAAATTTTAAATCTGGCGGGTCATGGATAGGAATTGTTACAAGTTGTAAAGTCGCATCCCCCTCCCCCCCATACCTTACTGGATTGGTAATGTATTGTCCTTGTGTTCAAGCGTGCAGTGTTCATGTGATCATCGCCGGCAATGTTAAACGATCGTTTGAATGTGATGCTTGAATCATGCGATTGTCTGGAGAGTGTGCCTTGCCGGAATACCTTACCAACTTACTAATGTTACCTGGCGAATGGAACGGCCCGTGCTTGTGATAGGTGTCACCATTGCCAACAAAATCTTTCCTGTTGACAACATCCGCGAATGTCTTTACCCTACGCTCCACGAGCGTAAAACCTTACTCCCGAACCATCACGCCATAGCGGGATGTGTGAAGGGCATTCCAACAAAGTGATTCATTCATCAAGCCTCGATCATGATTCAAGCGCGGTGATTGTTTCTTTCAAGTGATGGAATGGATATTCCAATGGGTCATGTGATTCTGTAGCTATTCAATCATTGCTTCTTCCTTCCTTGCTTTGCTTCCTTCCTACCCTTAAGGGGAAGTTCTGGACGCTTTGAAGCTTGGTTCCTTGGCATTTCGATTGCCCTAGTGTCTGAAAGTTAACGCTGGCCTTGGGGTTTGTTCCTTGCTTGTGATTGCGGGAAATGCCTTGTTTTTAAGGGTTTGACGGCTTGGCAAGCTTATTTTGTTGAATTGATGAAATATATTTTCACTTATTTGCAAAATGTTATTGGCAATGTTCCCGCCATGTTTTAGATTGCTCTCGTTGCCAGCAATAATGGCACACCAAACCAACGACAATAACACAACGATGCAAACCACACAATTAGACGCCAAGCTGTTCCCCTTGTTCTTTGCCAAGAGTGGTCACACTCTTATAGTGTCGGACAAGGTTGAGCATGTGGACAAGTTCGCCGCCAAGCATGTCAACATGATAAGGGGCAAGATTTATTCCGCCGAACCTATCACTTTTGAGATTGGCGAAGAATATGCGGACATTGCCCATGACGAATGCACGGCCATAATCAACCTTATTGGCATGCCAAAAAACACAAAGTGGATTTCCTAATTCAAACCAAACAAACCACGAACATGACAATCGAGAAGACAATACAAGGCGCATGGCGCATATCGGACATCATCGGCGGACATCTCGAAGTTAAACAGTATTTCGGCTATTCCAAGAGCGAGGCGATCCGTGCATTCATCGCGGAGCATGGAAAGGGGGAGGCATGAAGCCCGAATTGACGCAAAAGGAACTTGCCGGATTTGAAGCCGACGGAAAGCCCATCATCGCTGCCTATCGTCGCGCCTATTTGATCAAATCATGCCAAGGAGAAAGCGGGGAAGTGCTTTTTGGGCTTCATGAGTTCGCAAGAAAACGCGCGGGGCTTCCGTATACCTCACGAGGCCGATTCTATGCAATCACGCCGGAAACTTTCCACAAGTGGAACCAGCCAGAAAGGGGCGCGGCATGATCCGTGACCTGTTCCTTGCCCTTGCCCTTGTGGCCTTGCTTGGCTTGGCCATTGCCGTCACAAGCGGCATGTTTGGCGGCCCGTCTGATATCGAAACGCGCGTGCGTGCAAGTGAACCTTTGAACCTTGAACCTTGAACCATAGAAAACAAAATATGAAAATCATTCAATCAACACCCGAAGAAGACTTTGCGGAAATGCGCCGCTTGTGGATAGCACAAGGCAAAAGAAAAGATCCGCCTTATACCTTAAATTCACGCCTTAAGGCGAGCGGAGGAGAGTATCCACGGAAAAAGCGAAAATAAATCGAAAATCCGCTTGCATTGCCAATAAGCGTGCATAAAGTCAACCCAAGTCGAAACCGCTTCGGCGGTCTGCTGGTAGTGCCAGTACTGATGAGACAACAACAACAACAACAACGAAAGGGAAACAACGATGAAAAAAACAATGACAACAAGTGAGATTGCAGATGCCCTTGCTGGCGATGAATACGGAAACTTCACCCGTGCGGGGGCATGGGCAATGGCTGAATTCCTTGATGAGAACATGCCAGAAGATGCGGAATTCGATTCCGTAGCCATCCGATGCGATTGGAGTCAATACGAAAGCCTCATGGACTGGGCGGATGACTTTTTCCGCGACCATGAAGATGCGGCGGAGAAACTAGGGCTGAACCTGGCGATGAGCCGTGATGAGTTTGAAGAAGACGAGGAAGCCATTGATGCCGCCATTCGCCACTACATCTCCGAAAACGCGGAACCTGCCATTGAGTTTGACGGGGGCGTGATTGTTCCTTGCTTCTAAACAATAAACCAGAAAAACGATGACCACGAAACAATACCAGAAAATGATTGAAAACCTCGCCACAATCGCGGAACAAGCCATATGCTTGGCTGATGATTACGCAGGTGGAGAAAGCGAAACGGCAAACGAATTACGCGATGTATTCGAGAGACTAATGGAAGTCTACGACCAGAAGGGAGGTGACGCATGAGCGCGTTTCGCCTTAAACTAGGGCCGATGTACTGGGACAAAGCGCAAGCCATGTTCCGCCCGTCCGATGCCAATTCGCACGAATGGGCGGGCATCACGGGCAAGGAACTTTGCCGCGAATCGCATGCCGCCCTTGGCAAGTGCCGCAACCTCAACGGGTGGACGCTTGAAATCCAGCACAACGGGGAGGGTAAACCATGAGCCGGCCACAATGGGAAAATGACGCTTTACTGGCGATCATGCGCGATGGGGTGGCGATTGAGGATGCGCCCTGGGTACTGGAGTGCATCCAAAAGGCGGCGGGGGAAATCGACCACCACGAAGATCACGAAATGTTTCCGTTGCTCATGGAGTACCACGAAAATGACCGCGATGCTTTGTGCAACCTGTCAAATGAGGCTTTTGCCGATGTTCTCGCTTGCCTTGGACATGACTTAATGCGTCTGGAACACCTATGGACGCTCAAACGCCTTGACCCGCCGACTGACGATGTTGACTGGTCTATGGAATAAACCACAAACGAAACGAAACGAAATGACACTTGAAAAAACAAAACGAGACGGCGCACGGCATGACTACCAAATGGCAAGCCCTGCATTTAATGAACGAGTCCACCTTATCACAAACCGCGACCCGTGGGGGCGTTATGCGTCCCTAATGGTCGGATGCTACGGGGTGAGCATCGAGCGGAGAGAGGTTGCCAAGATGCTTCGCCATTGCCGCAGAATCGAAAGATCAAATGGAAAGGTGGCGGCATGAAAAAGCAAATGATCCTGGCGGCGGCCATCTTCGGCCATTTGTTCCTTTTCCTTTTCGTCGACTCGCTATTCGAAGCCCCGACAAAGTGGAAAATGTGGGCGTTTTATGGGTCGTCCCTGCTTTCCGTGGCAGTCTGGGCGGCCTATGTGATCCATGAGGACGACAACCCGAAAGGGGGTGCGGCGTGAAAGTCAACTGGAAACTCTATGAGGACACAGAGGCGGACAAGTTCGCGTTTCTCGTTCGCATCGTTGCCGAGGTCTTTTCCGTCACGCCCGAGCAGATCCTTTGCCGCTCGAGGTTCGCCCGGTGGGTTGAGCCTAGGCAACTGGTGGCGACTATTTGGAGCGAAAACCATTCATTGCAGGAAACAGGCTACAGGCTCGACCGGCATCATGGCGCGGTGATGCATGCACGGGAGCGCGTTAGGTTCCTTATCGAGCATGACGATCGATTCGCAGACAAAGTGCGCGAATGCCTCCAACGCCTGGTCAATGAGGCAACACCCGAAAATGAAGAAACCCCAAAAGAAAAAATAGCATGATCCGACTTTTTAGCTTGCAAGAGATGGCAGATGACTTAAAACTGCCGCCAGCCGTTGTCGCCCTATGGGCCGCAGATGGCTACATACCACATGTAATGAGGGAAGGAATGCCCTTATTCGACCCCGTGGCAGTGGGGAAGCACATTGCAAAACAATTGAATGAACTGAACAAAGAGGTTGACAAACAAGAGCCTCAATGAATAATTAAACCGCCTTTGATTGAAGGCCGTCGATTCAGCCCGATGCAACCAATTCTTACATTTACCCTGCCGCGTGCCTTTATTTCCATAAAGGGGCTGACGCGTGGCGGGGTTTTTGCTTATGAATAAAATCAACATAGACACGATCAATGAGTATTTGTCATACGATCAAGAAACTGGTGAAATAAAATGGAAAAAATCGCCACATCATTTAGTTAAACCTGGGAATAACGCAGGATTTTTTGAATCAAGGGGTTATTTGGTAATACAATTAAAAAACACCGTGCTCAAGGGACATCGAATAGCTTGGGCTATAGTCAATAATGAGTTCCCAAGTGGAGAAATAGACCATATAGATGGGAACCCATCAAACAACAAAATATCAAATTTGAGGGTTGTAGATAGGAGCAAGAACCAGATGAACAGAAGGATCTCAACAAACAACAAATCTGGGGTCAAAGGCGTACATTTCTGCAAGTCAAAACAAAAATGGATATCGAGGATATCATGTGAAAAAAGCAGGATTCACATCGGCCAATTCGATAGTTTCGATGAAGCATTTCAAAAAAGAAAAGAAATCGAGAAAAATTTGCATGGACAATACGCGAGGGCAATCTAAAATCTCAATGAAAGTGGAGTCCCAACCACTACCAAACGAAAACAAAACAAACAAAATGAACGAAGAAAGTAAAAATGAAATAACGCAGGACATCGCTCCAAATAACGCATTGACGCTGGTTCAAGCAGAACAAATGCAATTTGAATTGATCCAAAGACAAGCCAAGATGCTAGCATCATCGACGCTTGTTCCGAAGGATTTCCAAAACAACATATCAAATTGCGCCATCGCATTAAACATTGCCAAGAGAACCAAGCTCGACGGGCTAATGGTCTGCCAAAACCTCGCCATCATTCACGGGCGGCCATCGTGGTCTGCTACTGCTCTGATTGGCATGATCAACGCAAGCGGGAAGTTCTCGCCCCTGCGCTTTGTGTTCGACTCCGATGAAGCCCCGACTTGGTGCTATGCTGTTGCGCGGGACATGGCAACAGGCGAGGAACTCAAAGGTGAGCGCATCACGCTGGAGATGGCAAAGAAGGAAGGTTGGAGTACAAAGAACGGAAGTAAGTGGCTCACGATGCCTGGACAGATGCTCCGCTATCGTGCCGCTTCATTCTGGAGCCGTGCCTATGCCTCCGATATGTCGCTGGGTATGTACACGCAAGACGAGGTGCGAGACTTTGCAGAACCGCCGCGCAATGTCACACCGAAGGCAAACCCATTCGTAGCTGAACCCGAACCCGAACCGAAAGCTGAACCCGTTGAGGTTGTCGAGGCGACGATTGTCGAGGACACCCCCAAGAAGGACAGCGCAAAGCCCCATAGCGTGAAACCCCACGCTGACAAGATCGCGGAGGCATTCGAGAAGATGGCCAAGGAGGTGGAGCCATGAGTCAGCTAGTCTACAACCTCGGGCGCAAGTATTACGAGGGGGGCGCAAGCCCCTCCAACTTGGGCGGATATGTCTCCAAAAGCATGCTCTGGGAGTTTGACCAAAGCCCTTGGAAGTGGTTCCACAGCGGCCCGAAAGAGACAACACCGGCAATGGAGTTTGGAAGCCTTGTGCATTGCCTTGCCCTTACGCCTACCGAGTACGCCGAAACCTATGCCGTGAGCGAATACGACTCGTTCCGTACCAAAGCGGCACAGGAATGGCGGGATTCGATGGTGGCACAGGGTAAGGTCTGCATCACGCAATCCCAACTCAACGCCGCCAGCGAATGCGCGGAGTCGATCCTAAACGACCTTGACATCCAGCCGTTGTTTGTTACTGGCTACAAGACCGAGGTTGCCGTCTACTCGCAGATCGGGGAAACCAAGGTGCGCGGGATGATCGACCTTGTGCCACAGGCAGGGGATGACTTGGTGGACATCAAGACAACCTCCAGCATTGGCAAGGCTGATGACCTAGCGTCCCTTGTGGTGCGCCGAGGCTATCATTGGCAAGCCGCTGTCTATTTGGATATGTTCAACGCCGCCACGGGGCTGGAGCGCACGAATTTTGTGCTTGCCTTTGTCGAAACATCTGCGCCTTATGAAACCGCAATCGTCAACCTGTCCGGTGATTTCATCGAGCAAGGGCGAATCGGATACATGAATGCAATCGCTAAATACCAGAAATGCGTCTCGGAGAAGATGTTCCCCAAGGCAGTTGAAGGAATCCAAGAACTCTCATTCCCCAAGTGGGCAATCAAATAATAAGACCATGAAGCAAACAATAGACATTAGCCTGGACACAACGAAGATCGACAAGACTGCTCTGTATGAGTCACCAAAGAACGGAAAGAAGTACCTCTCCGTCACGGTTCTGATTCGTGAAGAGAAGGACAAGTACGGATACGATGGTTTCGTCGTCCAGAAGATCAGCAAGGAGCGCAAAGCCGCAGGAGAGAAAGGCCCGATCCTTGGCAACTGCAAGATCGTCGACTGGGAGGCACAGAAGCCAAGCGTAATCAAGGCGATCCTTCAGCCCGACAAGTGGGATGATGATGGCTCAGAAATACCCTTCTGAGTTCCTTTTTGATTGACACTCGGTCACCAAATGGTACACTCCTTGCGTATGAAAACATGCTTCAGATGCAATAAAGAAAAGCCATTAGATGAGTTCTATAAGCACTCAATGATGGCGGATGGGCATTTAAATAAATGCAAGGAGTGTACCAAAAGTGATTCAAAAAAAACCTATGAAAAAATACAATCCATTCCAGAGCTTGCAATACGGGAAAGGAAAAGACAAAGGGTAAAGGAAAGCAAAAGGAGGCTGGAAGGGAAAACAAAGAAATACAAATACAAGAAACCAAGAAACTCCGCTAATGTGGAGTTAGGAAATGCCGTAAGAGACGGAAGAGTAACCAGAAAACCTTGTGAAATATGCGGCAGGATCAAAGTGCAGGGACATCACGA